GTACATAGTAACCGGCAGTGCGGCGGGTCATAAGTATATAACCCCATAAAACAAAGAAAAACAAAGAAATTAAATTAAGCTACAAAACGAATCAAAAAGAAAAGAAAAGATAAAGAATTGGTCTCAATTTACGAGAACTACTCAGTGATAGTTAACTCGGGAGTGGGTCCTCGACCCCCAAAGCGGAAGTCGTCTCCAGCAGCCCAATAAATGGCTGAAGAGATGTTGCCTGCCAACACAGGAACTGTGATGAAGACATTGCGAGTAAGTTGCGTATCGAAAGTTTTGATAAAACGATAAACGCAAAAATACGGAAACTCAACTTCATAGGACCAAATGACAGCTTGAGATAGTTCGAGTTTCTGAGCTCCAGCAAGAGCAGTGGGCTCAATCAAATTAGTTCCATCGTGCGACTGAGTATAACCTCCGAACAAAGTTATATCAGCTCCTCTTAAAAGACGTACTCTCTGAGATCCACGAACGAATCTAAAGAGACTCCACAAATCAACGTCCTCAGTAAAAGGATAAGGGCTCGCCTGCCAATAAGCAGTGTTAACGGTGCCAGAAATTCTACGGAAACGGTGTAAGTAACTCTGAATAGACATGTCCGAAGAACCAGACACATAATGATCATGATGGTACCATTTCGCATTAATAATAGGAGGAAATGTCTTCGCAAAAGAATCTTCTAAATCACACTGCGCAACAGGAGCTGCAGGTTGGAAAACAGGATGCATTGGTTGGTAAAGACGAAAATCTTCACCTGCCGCATAGAAGATGGCTACAGTGAGTGGAGTCTCAGTGGTTGCATCTTGGGTCACCAAATTGGAAAACAATGAAACAGTAATGTCTCCAATAGTGAACGCTCCATCCAAAGTAGTCACCGGCGCGGATGGACGATAGACAGGTTTCATAGCCATGTCCGACAAATAAGGAACAGTAATCTCAGTAAAAGTATCGCCCTTGATGTCTACCACTTTAGAAATAACATCTCCTCCATCTGAGTTAGCATCGCTCGCATCGTCACTCGGCTTATACGTAATGCGAGCCCTAGTGTTAGTAAATTTGGAGCAACCAAAATGGAACAAGTATTTAATAGATCCGGACCAATAACCGAAATAACGAGAAGCGAAATATATATAACTGTCAGCAAAAGAGACAGAATCCGCCATCTCAATAGCTGGAAAAGGCGAAACGTGGAATTTGGTAATTGTATCTCCAGCTACTGTAGTGGCAGCGACATCTTTAATGTCAAATAAAGTTGGTTTACGCGCAAGCGCGCCGAAATCACAACAACTAAAATCTTTGACGCCAAAAACCTCCTGCGCATCTGTCACGTATGGATTTGGCGATTGATCGGCCACAATTCCATTGAACAACCCTTTAGCATTAAATGTGTTACGGTAGGGGGCAACTATACTTAATTGTTCAGCAGCAACAGTCGCGGGTTTGTTGAAACCAAGGGCGGTTCCAACCGTATCGAGCAAACCACCGATAATTGGAACGGATGAAAACTTATCAGTGAGAGCTGAAGTGCGCGCGGCAAAGTCGGGAATCACACCTGAACTTATCATGCTGGCGGCTTCTGACTGCGCAACAGCCGAAGCATGTGGATTGGTCTTTTTCTTCACAGGGGCCTTCGTGGAATGCTTAGCCAACAAAAGTTTCCTCTCCTTATACCATTGATTTTTACGAACTCGATTAGGTAAGAGAGTAGGAATAGTGTATTCAATATCAACAGGTCCAACAATACGAGGATTCTTGAAATTAGCCAAAATTGATATTGACACATCCGGTGTAGCATCCGCAGACGAAGATTGCAAAGGATTGAGAACCTTAAAGACCAAAGCTGCGGCAGCCATTGGTTCTTGAGTCGAAACATTCTTCATATCCCAAAACTCTCGTTGAGATTGATACGGAATATCGAAAGTGAGGGGAACAGTGGTGTTGGGAGAAAGAATTTTCGCATTTAACTGGGAAGCTTTAAAAATAGTGTCGACCATGGCATCAACTTCCGTTTGCTCGGTATCAGGAATGACACTGACAAGTACGTTTCCGTATGACATGTCATTTCCTTGAACTTTTAGTGTGACTGTAATGTCAGAGCGTAGGTAACGGAAACGACCAACTCGGCACCACATAGATTGCTTCGTTAGTATATCATTAGGTAAAGAAACAGTTCCAATGGTGTCATTGCGCGCATCAGTCGCAGTCCAGACAATAGGATCTAAGTGGATAACACGAGAACAAACTTTCTCAAGTTCACTCGGGGGATAAGGATCATGGACTTTATCACGCGTAACTGGCTCGGAAACCCTAGTAGGTTTCACCTCGTCTTGAAACGTGGTCAGCTCCTGGGTCGTAGTTTGAGGTAACTCTTCCGTTCCCTTTGAAGGAGCAATTTGGGGAGGAGCGGAAGTAACTGCTTTCGGTGTGTTTGAATCGGCCAGACTAAGTAACTTCAAAACACGAACGGTCAGTCGATCGTGTTCCTACATCGCTGCTCATAACCGGATATCCAGGTTACAAACGATTCATTCGCGAAAAGGTCGTATCTTCGTGCAAGAGGCGATTTTACTTAACGAAGCACGCAGTTGGCGAACGGGACGAGTTTACAGACATCCCGGGTCTCGAGTTCATTAGAACAAGGCCTCATAGGCCGCTTCACGGCCAGCAAACGCCTCCTGGAAAGTTAGACGACGATAATCAAAATTAATTCGTTTAGTACAAGAATCTAACTTAGCTTGTAGAACGGCGTAGCTTTGGGGTCCAAAGTGCGTGAACTCGTATTGCGCACTCAAAAGTTTAAGATCAAGAAGATCAAGAGCGTCTTCTGGCTTACCTGTTATCCATTGTAATGAAGTGGTGATATTTAACAGGTTTTGTGGAGCATCAACGTGAGTATCACGATCAACAAAACTTCGCTTCAAAAAAGTAGCCTGACTCCACGGGGTGAGCGTTTCGGTGAAAGGTTGCTTACGATCATTCAAGTAAACAAGCCCAAGATTCTCTTTCAACCATTTCGAAATAGTCAATTGGTTGAAAACTGGGACAATCGGAGGAACGGGGGTCTTTGGTCCATCGTCTCCATAATTATCAGAAGCGACCATGTCTTTATAACGTGTGGGTGGAAGCTTAACGAGTTGATCGAAGGCAAGACGGAAGACAACCTCCTGGCTTATCGAATTCACCGTACCGGTACCTCCATGACCAGAGGAAAACTTATTATAGACGACGTATAGATCATCTCCAACAACCACATAAGTGGTGTGGACAGTTTTCCAAAGCAAATTCCGAACAGAATGAGCCTCAGCAAACTCGTGTGGTTCAGTGACGTTTTTAAAGTTGATCTCGTACCACAATTGTATCACATCCAAATCTATATCGAAAATCTCTTTCAATTGATGGAAATCCCATCCTTCAAAATCCCCATTGATACAACCATAAGCGTTAAAAGATCGATGTCTGTGATAAAATCGCTTCCACTCAGGACCATGAGGGTTGATACCAATCTTAATAAAAGATCTTTCTCGACCTCGAATATGGGCATCGAAAAAGCAACCAAAATAGCGTCTCCAAATGGCCACGAAATCAGCGTCCATCACTTGGAATAAACGTGTTTTGCCTTTGAGGACTTTATCGTGTTCTCTCAACTCATCCTTCAAACAATCGGACGCACACGGGTAGACCTCAATTCCAGCTCGTAAATGAACGTCCATTTGCGCGATGTCTCTCAATAGCATATCCTTAGGTATATCGCGCTTTAATGTATAACCTTGATTCTTGTATTTGGGACCAGCAGCTCGTGACATATCCAAAGGGCGCATAATGCCAGCCCCTTCTAGACTTTGATGGATTGACAACACCATAGGCAAATAAGCAGCAGGTATCTCCGTGGCCATTTGATTCGCAATCCCTTTAGCGACGTCCTCTGGAATAGGTATAGGTGGTTTATTGGTGAATTTGGAATATGCTACCTTCAAAGGGTCGACAACTCGATTCTTGGCCAACAGGGCAGGAGCCTTGTTCGGTGGAGGAAATTCAGGGGCTCCATAAATCGGAGAAGGATGGTAAGATGACTCATGTGGCATGTGAGAAAAACTCTTAATTTTTCCAATGTAACTAGAACAACTCGGAATTATACCGGGTTTCAAGGAGAACTCTGCTTGAGGCGTGACGGGATCGGGGGAAGCCGGTGGAAGCAACTCTTTTGGAACTCGATACCAATAAGCATGATCATCTTTGGCTGCAACATGAAATCCGAGAATGCTACCATCGCGAGGATCACACACGAGAGTGCCGGAATCACCCTTAACTGTAAGAACTTCGGCTCGAAAAACGTGCTCGACCATTCGATATGAATCATACGTCAAAGATCGTTCAATGGAGGTAGCGCCTTTCGCTACTATGAAATCTGCGTTGGAAAAACGCCGAACGTAATAAACTTCACGGGAAACGCGGGCGCCATCGGCAAAATGGTTGTGTATAGCGGTCACAGGAAGTGAAGCCGCTTTGTCCCCCAAAAGGTGCACAAAGACAACATCCGCACCGGTCACAGGGAGTTCTAACTTATAAGCATTGTAGTTGATGATAGAACCTCCTATCATAACTTGTAAAACTGGAAATTTTTCAGGAAACAAGTGGGCTGGGGCAAGAATAGTTCGTTTGTCCAGAGCAATGGCAGGGCAGGTAAATTTACCTAAACCAAGTCGAACAATATTTTTCAAATACTTCTTCGCACGATCTCGAAAGCCTTGAGAAAAATTTATAGTGTCTTTTTCATCGTAAACTTTCACGGCGCCAACGAGACGTGAAGCGATATCTTTCGGTAAACCGTCGGCAGCAAGTTCCATTTTAGCCATCCAGCGATCATAAATGCCATCAAACTCTTCATCTTCTGCGTGAGACATATTAGGTCGATCTTCCCACTCATTAGCTATTTGCTGAAAATGACGGGCGCGTTTAATACGCGCTCCTTTACGACTTAAAGGGGATATTTCCGTTTCATCTCCGTAATGGGGGGTAATAGTCCTGCGGAGTTTCTTCCACAGCAGATAAGCCAGACCTATCGCAGAAATAGTGGCAACGACAAAACCAACGACGATGGCGACAGTAATCAGTTTATTCCAAGCGTCTAGAGCGTTCATAACTTTAGATCTGAGATTCTTCACGGAACAACAACATTTACTAACAACTCTTTCCCACAAGGGAATAGGAATTGGTTTATGGTCTTCTATACCGTGGTTCTGGGGCTCAGGGGGATTGTCGACCGCTAAAGCGGCAGAAGCGGGTTTCTTAACCCATCGAGATTTAGTATCAATCTTCCTATTCGAGACTCGTTGACGAACTTCAGCCAAAGAAAGTGGAGGTTTAATAGGTTCATTTTGACTCTCATCTAGCCAAGAATCCACTTTTGACTGTCTGAGTTGGAGGGCAACAGGAGCGATCACGGACGCAAGATCGGTGTAATTATAAACTTCATCCGACAAATTATCCATACCCTTCAAGCGAGTTAGGTACATTTTCACGTCCTTTAGATTTGGAGGAATCGCGACATTTTCGCTATACCTATCGACGTATATCGAAACATGGATACGTCGCGTAATAGCCTCCATACTCGTTTGGGGAAAAAGTTTTCCAAAATAGGGAATAGGCTCCTCGTCATTAGAGGTGAGAATAACAAAGTCAGGGGTGACAAACGTGGTTCCTTTTGATTCTAAATCAGCCATGTTCACTTTGTAGACATTCACATTGACCACTTTAATAATTTCCTCAGCGACCCGCAATCTGTCTTTCGGATCTAAAGATTGCAAAGGGTCGTCAAAAACGAACACACGTTTAGTGTTATTACAACCAGAATAATAAGGATCATTTAGATTATGATTGTAATAATGTGAAGGTTCAAGAGGAGCAAGACCCATAACACGGCACAAGTAATTCAAGAAAGGTCGATAAGCAGTAGATTTGCCAACACCAGCCGGGCCATGGAAATGTATCGTTAGCGGCTCACAACGTTGGTGTTGCCCAAGGGTAATTCGAGTCATTTGTTCATTCAACTCATCGGAGGCTTCCATCACAGCACGCCAAGCTGCCATATAAACCCTAGGAGCAGGGATAGACAGAAGCTTACGACGCAAAGACTTCAATTCTTCGTTATCGGCTTGGACAGCCAAAACTCTAGCGGGGTCCTTGAAATAAGAAACATCCTTCGAAGACAACAGTTTATGTCGATCCACCTCCTCCGATAAACGCTTGATATCCATAATCAAAGAGCGGTACTTAGGATCAATATATTCTTCACCAGTCATACGATGATAAACTTCTTTATAGGCTTCGAAACCATATTTATTACCAATCTCAATAACCTGGGACATGTTGCGAACAAAAACCAAACGTTCGTTAACGTCTTTGAGAGATCCTGATCCGAAAACACCAGTTTTTAATTGGGATATGTCCATCCAAACACCTTCAGGTTTGTCATCGGTCTTATCACCCTGGGGAGCGACTCCCGACACCAAAACAAAATCATCTGGCGCGAAATCTAGGGCAAACGTATCGTCTTTAATCACTCCTTCGGGGTACTTGGTTTTAAGAGCTGATAGAAATTCAGAAGGAAGATACTGGTAATAAAGAGAATCCTCTTTGATCCAGGAGTCTTTAACAAGGAGGATCTCATTCTTTTTAAGCTCTGGAAGTTTGAACTTCGACAAATCGATCTCTCCGATCCAATAGGATAGGGCGACATAAAGCAGGCTCAGAACAAGCCAATATTTCGGGAAATACATCACAACGACGAAGTAAATCATGGTGACCGCCATAAATAAGGCAAAACGGGAAGTCACGAAAGATGATAGTATATCCCATAACGAAGAGAAAAAGGTGTACAGAAATTCGGGTAAGATGTCTTTCATCTTCGTTTTAAAAGAGGCAAACTTGGATTGCAAAGTCTGAGTAGTGTGCCTCCATTTGGTTTTAATACTCTCAAATAAACCTTGAGGTTGCAACGTCAGGCGTTTAGCTTGGTATCGTATCGCACGCAATTCATTTCGTCCCAAAATCGGGCCGCCATAAGACGGGGGGTTATCGCGTACTTGCTGTTTCAAATCTCGAGCTTTATCTCGGATGATTTGGAGTTTCTTTCTCATAGCCAATGTTTTCCAATTCTTGGGCTTCGATGGATGTCGATACTTAGTAGGATTAAAAGTTTCATCCCACATTTCCTCGAAATCATCATATTCATCATTTTGGGGTTTAGGATACAAGCGATCATCTTCAATTGCGGCGTATGCCAACATAAGTAAACCTCCAGCGCGAACACGCTCGCACTCAGAACAAGCGGCATAATTGCGAACTTCGTGTGCACACATACCAGGGGAACGATGTGTTAAATCACACGTGAGACAAGGGAAACAGCCATGTTTACAAACAAGGTCTAACGGATAAATGTCGTTCATAATTTCATCATTCTCTTTCAAATAATCTTGGAAATTCGGAATAGAAAAATTTGAGTCTTCAGGGACACGGCGCAAAGCAGATTCAAAAAGAGAAGTATAAATTCTCTTATCATACGTGGGTGGTGAATGTTGCTTACGTAAGAAAGCACAAAGGGTTTTAAAGAACTTTGTTTGCTGTATCTTCTGGGACAAATTTTCAAAGAATGAATCAATTCGACATACGAGAGCGGTATAACGCTCCTTTAAAGCTTCTCCGAAATCCTCCACTGCAATATACATATTCGATGTAAGAACATAATTTCTAATTGCAGCAAATTTTTCAGTAAGGAGATCGGCCACGGAATTGAAATTTTTCCGGAATGAGCAGCGGATTTCCTCAAGCTTTTTAACAAGAA